GACAATCATGGCAACTAACAACAGATTCGCAGTAGAGCGCACCAATGCGCTCAAAAGCGACGTAACACTAGGCGTTTCGTACGCCGCAGTTGATGCTGGCGATTTTGGCTGGTATGGAATCGCAGGTCAAACCTACGAATTCTCAGCCCGCGTCGTTTATTCGGCAGCAGCAGCAACTGACGGAGCAGCATTCTCAATCAGTGCCCCAGCAACACCAACGCAAGTTGCATTCATTTCCGAATACAACACAGATGCAACCACAGTCGCTCGCACGGCTTGTGTCGCAGTTGACACTCCAGACCACGGTATTGCTTCGGTAGCAATCGGAACTGGATTGAACCAAGCATTTGTTTATGGAACTATCACTCCATCGGCAGACGGCTTCATCTCGGTCAGCGGCATTGCAGAAAACGCATCCACAATCATTGCCAAAGCAACTGCTTCGGTTTTGACCTGGAAGCGTGTTGACTTCCCAGACGCACCGTAATTAAACTCGTTAATTGTGTTGCCAGTTGAAGGGCTGGCGGCACATTTAACAATGTTCTAACGAAGGAGAAATATGAACAGAGAACCAGTTATTTCAAACCAAACACCAGCAGGAGCTGAGCGTTACGGCAATACATCTGGCATTGAAGCATCAAACATTTCATCTGTTTATGCGATGCCAGGGACAGAGCCAGCAATGCCCAGCGATGTTTCTTATGGTCGAAACGTTTTAGACCATTGCACATATCATTACCCAGAAGGTCATGAGTGCAGGGCTCCAAGAGTTAAAGACGATGCGTTCTGCATAGGTCACAAGAAACAGAGAATCAATGCTGAGAAAAAAGCAAAAGCATTAGAGGAATCAGTCCAAGAATAGGAACTTAAATGCCAGCACCAGCGAGTACGCTAACCACGGGTCTTAACTCCTATTACCTCATTCAACTGATTGAAAGTCTTTCCCAGCTACAAATTGGTTACGACGAAAACTCTGATGACATCAACCAAGACTTGGTGCTTCAGTTCATCAAAGAGGGTTACCAAAGAATTGTTTCTCTTGATAACCGTTTTCCATGGTTTCAGGCTTCGTATCAAACTGCAACCATAGAGAACCAACGTGACTATCTCACAAACATTGTTTTAGTTCAGACGTATTCACCGTACATAACTACTGCGATAACCGTAACTACGCAATCTATTAAAGAAATTATTAACGTTGTTTCGGTTCAGGGAGAAGACGACACCGCCGGAATGGGCGTAGAACTTGTCTATCTTGACAACTTCAAAGCGCAACAAATTTGGAACGGTACAAATGACCAAGCAGGAATCCCTGCTTACTGGACTCTTTGGAACAACGGACTTAGGTTGTACCCGAAGCCAGATGGCGTATACACGGTCAACATTCTGGGTTATCGCCAACCAAGCATGGCGTGGCTTACAGACTCCAACAACTCTGAGAGCGTTGAATATGTAGACCTTGATTCACAGTTCCATATGATTCTGGTTAACTTCACCCTTGCTCGAATATTCCAATTCCAAGAAGACCCAGAGATGGCAAATGTTTACATGCAGCATTACAACGCCGGCGTAACGATTGCAAGAGCTGGTTTAACCGCACCAAACAATAATCAACCGTTAATTATGAGTGGTGGATTACAGCTCAACGGTGCGCAAAATACTGCTTATGGATATTCGTATGGGCCAGGAATCATGGTTCAACCTGGTTCAACTGTTCCACTGGGAAGAATGTATTAATAAATGGCTCAGATTGATTTTAAGCAGGTCTTTGATTTTACTGGTGGGTTAAATTTCCGAGCCGACCAATTTCAATTAAAAGAAAATGAATCGCCGTCAATGCTCAATGTTGAGATTGACCCTCGTGGTGGTGTGTTCAGTCGTGCAGGTTATGTTAAAAAGCACGCCACGGCAGTAACTGCTTCTCCTGCTGTATGGAAACCAAAAGGTTTGTACAACTACAAGTACGCCAGCGCACCATTGATAATGCTTACAACTGGTTACGATTCTCTTGCCCCTACAAATGGAAGAATTTATTATTCAAGTGGTTCAAACTTCACCGCATTAAATACCGCAGTAGCCACCCCAATGGCAGTCAAGTCGACAAACGGCGCTTCAATGACACAATGGGAAGATGAGATGTATCTTGCGATTGGTCAATCTGCAAACAATATGTATAAGTGGGAATCTGGAAACACATATGCAACATCATTAACTGCTTCTGGCCCAACATGGCAACCATACGAAATACCAGTTGGTGGTTACATGCCAAGAGCAGAAATTGCTTTGGCACATGCAAACAAGTTGTTTGTTGCAAACACATACGAAGATGGAGTTTCATATCCCAACAGATTGCGTTGGTCGCACGAGAACAGTCCAGAGAACTGGTACCAACAGGATTACATTGACATTATTGCTGGTGGTAGTGGAATTCGTGGAATACAGGTTGTAGATGGTCAATTGCTTATTTTTAAATCAAAAGCGATTTATCTGCTTATGGGTTACGACGCTGATTCTTTTCAGTTAGTTGAGTTAACGACCAAACTTGGTATTGACTATCCACAACAGGCAGTTGCTGGTAGTGGCGGAGTTTACTTTTTTGATTATCCAAACGGATTGTATTTTTATGACCGCAATGGCATACAAGACTTATTTGAACGAATACGACCAATCATCATCAACAATGAAGTTAATTCTGAATATACAGACTTAATAACACTTTCATTTGTTCGTGAACGATTGTGGATATCCATGCCATATGCATCATCGGCTTTTATTACTAGTCCCGATTATCCAAGTGTCAACTTCATATTTGACCCAACAATCGGACCTCGTGGCGCATATAGCGAGTTTCAAACGGCGCAATGGTTTGACCCATTGGCCCAATCTCAGGACGAAGAACTAGTTGGTGGATATGGTCTTGTTTGTGGAATGGATTGGCGAGATAGCAATGATAATCCCTTCTATTTAATGGTTTCTCCTGCAGAAGATTTTGCTTTTGTTATGAGTATTGATGATTACGACAATACGTTAGATGATTCACCAGCAACCTTTAGCGGTAAATTTGGAACCATATATAACACCTCGTGGTTTGACGATAATCGTTATGTCCAACTAAAATCTTTTATTCGTCCATACTTTGTGCTCAAAGAAGTTTCTTCTGCAACCTTGCTTCGTTTGGCTACATATAAAAACTATGATGAAACCAATCAATCTGGTGGAATCAAATCAATTTCGTTAACACCAATTTCTACTGGTGCCACGTATTCAACATCTGGTTCTGGTGGTGTTTACGGAACGGCATTGTATGGACAGAGTACGGTTGGGGCTGCCATCAAAAGAAAAGGTATTGCTCCTCTTGGTAGGGGTTATGCAGTTCAGTTGGCATTCTATGGTCCCAATGATTCAACCGATGCCACTGTGTATCCAGGTAGAAAATGGGGATTAAACAGCATCGCTTATAAATTCAAACGCAGAAAGATAAGAGGAACATAATGGCAACAGTCAACATTCCATATACATTTAGTAACGGCTCTCCGGTTGTTGCTTCTGAACACAATGCGAACTGGGACGCAATTGAGGCATTCACAAACGCTATGTCTGCTGGAACAAACTTTGATACAGGTGCAATTGGCACCGTAAGCATTGCTGCTGCATCAATAACAACGGCAAAACTTGCTACCTCATTGGCGCTTACAACACCAGACATTGGTGCTGCTACGGGAACATCGTTGGCAACCACTGGCAATATCGTTTATCACATTGCTACAACTTCTTCGGCAACTAGTTATACGCTTGTTCTTACGGACGACGGAAAAATTGTTGAAGTTTTAACATCTTCGGCGAGTATTGTCACCGTTCCACTTAATGCATCTGTTGCATTTCCAACTGGAACACAAATTGCAATTATCCAAACTGGTGCTGGACAAGTAACAATTACCCCAACATCAGGAGTGACAATTAATGCAACTCCTGGTTTAAAGACTCGTGCACAGTGGTCTGCAGTAACGCTGATTAAGCGTGCAACTAATACATGGGTGGCAATTGGGGACTTGGCTGCCTAATGCCGATTCTTGGTGCTATTGGCGGTGGTGGGGATGTCCCAACAACACCGGGAACACCCTCTGCAACTAACGGTCAGAACGCATCAACTGTTGTAACTTTTGCTGCATCTACATATATAGGTAAAGATTTAGTTTTTTACACAACAACAGCAAGCCCTGGTGGGGCTACATATGAGGGAGATTCTCCAGTAAGCATTACTGGTTTAACAAATGGCGTTGCATACACTTTTACCGTTTTTGCAACTACAAACTATGGTGAAAGTTCTTCAGTAAGCGCTGCATCTTCGGCAATTACTCCTGCTGCTCCTGCTCCGCCGCCACCTCCGGGTCCGCCACCTCCTCCGCCACCGGGTCCTCCTCCTCCTGTTCCTCCACCGCCTCCAGCATGCGACCCATACGGAACTTTCTTGGGACATTTTTGTTCGGGTTATGATTTATACGATTCGTATGCAAACGGTTCTTGTGGAACATTCTCACAAGGTCCAATTGAAACCAATAGTGAAGCATGTGGTTACATTGCTCCGCCCGTTTACACAACCTGTGTTTGTTGTGTGGGGACCGCCGTATCGGAAACCCGTTGTATCTATCCTCCAAACGGAGCCGTTACTCAAGCCCGTTACGGAATTGAATATAATGGTTCGTGCGGTGGCAGTGGAAGTTCTGGAACTGGATGTGGTGGATATTGCAGTCCAGAAGTTTGTTCTTGTCCAGCATTTACAGAGTTCGGTTCGTGGGGCACCATAGGAAGCGGTTGTTTCTCGTTCTAAAAATTACGGAGGAAAATGTCAGAAATGCAATTTGAATACTTTGCTTGTGTTGTGAATGGTGAATACGCAGGCACATTAGGTGTTGCTCATTCAATGCCAGCACTTATAGCAGGGATGAAGTCAGAACCAATCATTATTCCAATTACTAAAGAACAAAGTAAAAATATTGTTTTAGGTATGGTTTGGAATGGAACTGAATTTTTGGAAGATTGGGAACAATAATGTCTGCATGGACGGACTTCAAAAAGAAACAGGGCGTTACTCGACCATGGGATTTTCTTAATCCAACTACGCAATTTGCATCTGATGAAACAGAAAGCACCAGAATGACCATCTGCAAAAACTGTCCAGAGTTCATAAAACTTACATCTCAATGCAAACAATGTGGATGCATCATGAAAGCCAAAACCAAATTGCTCAATGCCGTGTGCCCGCTAGGACATTGGTGATGTTTGACTTTTCCGATAAGACAACATCCGAGTATGTCAGTTACTCCAACTTTGTAAACCATGAAACAAACATGCCGTATGCAAAAGTTGACCTAGAGGAATATAAGTTTCCCTACGGATACACCAAAGAGGTAGGGGAGTTTCGTTCTTTTCAACAAGAAAACATTTTGTCAAAAGACGAATGCGACTTCTTAATCTGGTTGGCAGAATCAGAAGAACAATGGCTTGAAGAAACACTCCCTTTTTGGCAAGGTCGCAATTTGCCACTTCTAACCATGCTTCCCCAAAGGGGGTATGCAGTTCCGGAAACTCTTGGGCTATGTTTGGACATTGTCAAACGAATACAAGAATTTATCAACAAGTCATTTAATGTGGATTCATGGCCAGACCAGATAGGCATTGTGAGATGGCCCGCCGACAGTTATCAGATGGTTCACATAGATGATGTTGACGGTCTAGAAAGGGTTGCTGGGTGTGTGGTCTTCCTCAACGACGATTTTGAGGGCGGAGAACCTTTTTACCCAAACTATGACGAAATGGTCAAGCCAAAGACAGGCATGATTTATGCCCATTCCTCAGACAAAGACCACCTCCATGGTGTCACCCAAATTAAAAACAAGACCAGGTATACAATATCTACCACTTGGACCACAAATAAAGGTAAGTGCCCGTATCCAAGCTTTCTCGGCAATTCCAAGGTAATGAACCAGCCTTTACAGTAAGGAAACTACATGGCATTTGACCCTTCCATATTTGAACAGCAGCGGCGTGGGCTCCTCAATACCTTTGCACAGCAGTCTGCCCTCAATGCCTATCAGCGTTATCTGGCAGAAACCCGTGGTCAACGCCCCATCTTGAACCTTGAAGAGGCGGCATTTAGTCGTACTCCTACTGGAGGTCTTGGCGAGGTGCCAAAGCTGACATCCTCGTATGCCAAAAGAGGTTTACAAGGCAAGGGAATGAGGTCTGGTATCTACAACGAAGCACTTGCTAGTTATGCCAAGAACCGTGCTCGCGGCCTTGGATATGCAAGAGAAGACCAAGCCGGAGCACTAAGGGGCTTTGACGTACAGAAGACTGGCTACGAATCAGACCTTGCTACCGGAATGCAAGACGTAGAAGCAGGTAAAGCCAGACAAATCGCAGCAGACGCAAAAGCCCTGCTTGAACTGAGATAGAGGTAGAACATGGCATGCGTAAATGGAGTTGACACAGTAACTGGTAAACCATGCAGTCTGGGTGTAAAAAAATATGGTGATTCACCAATTGCACAAAGAGCCAAAGGCACCGGCTATCCGGCCATATACAACACAGCCGCTTCGGTAGAAGAAATTCCAGAGTCAGAACTTGAGGTAATAATTGCAGGTTCAGGCGACCCATACAAAACTACGGAAAGCGGTTCTTCTGCTGCAACAACGAACGCAAACACGGCAGCTGCAAAGTTTGCGGCAGAACAACAAGCTGCTACTGATGCGGCTGCAACGGCACGAAGAGGCGCTATGCAACAGACTGCATATTTGCGTGCTCTTTTGGGTCAAGGTGTTCCAA